TTTTGTGAGTTTAAATCTGTTTCATAACTTAACCAAGTCAAGCACTCTAACAGTCCTAAATTCGTTATTCTTTCTAAGTTTACTATTTCTCCATTTGTCAATCTATACATCACCCCAAACCATCCCCACTTCTCTGCAAAACTTTCTGTCGCTATTGCGTCTTCGTTTCCTTCAGCCGCTCCATCAAATACAATGGCAAAATCTCTGACAACTCTTTCCCTAAATTGTAAAAAAAAACCAATGCACTTTGCACTTGTTCTGCTGACATCTTTTTCATTTCTTCCGTCCTTAGCCGTATGTTTCCATCATAAGCGTCAATAATATAAACGTCATTCTTCTTTTCTTTTATCGGTCTATACAATACAGCCATTAATTCAGGTAAATGTTTTTCAACTCCATTCTTGATAAAAGTTTCTATGTCTGCATACTCACCCAATGTAATACTATCTAAGTCGGGGTGAAAACCGTACTCTATTCCTTCTATTTCAATTATCCTTTTTAGCTTTGTATCTTGCTCTTGTTGTAGCTTTGCAATCCTGCTCATTATTACTGCTACATCTGACAAAGCTAATTCCTTTACTAACTGCTTAGGAATGTTAGATAACGCTGCTATTGTTTCTGTTGCTTCTTCTGTCTTAGTACCTGTTTCAAAGTCAATAAGTTGCAACCACTTCTCTAGAGTTACATCTTTCCAACTACTAATAAGTTTAAACTCTTTTACCTTACCTTCTTTTTTAACTTTTACTTTCATCTAATATATAATAGAAATTAATTGATTTTAGTTTAAAATGTTATCTTTGCCCTGTTTTCATATACTTGTGGGGATTGCGACTTAGGTCGCTTTCTCTTTTTATTGCACATAATACTTGCCTGCGTTAGGGTTGTCTAAGTGGTAAATAACATTATAACGAACACCGTCTATTGCGTGGTTGTAGTTATCTACATAAAGCTTAGAACCTTTATCAGCGTATATGTAATTGTTCAGCTCTTTAGCTATGTTCGTGCTTTCAGGAGTTATAACAAGCTCATAGTCTTGCATACGAGTTATTCCACTTTCAATAGTTCCTTTTTTTACAGGCTTGATGTTTACTCCTAAATGTCTAAGGTCTGCAATAAGCCTAGGTTCTGCACTATCAGCTATGATAAGTTTATTATCTACTTTGTCTAATATGATTTGAGCTAACTCATTTGACTTTAATCCATTCTTATAGATATGTTCTTTTAAATATATCTTACGCTTTCTTTTATCAATAGCTACTTCAGTAAGACTATCAGGGTCCACTGAGAAACCAAAGTCCATTCCACAAGAAGTTTGTAAGCCGTCAGGATTAAATTCTCCTATACTCCAATTCTCAAATACTACTCCTTCTGCTTTGTCTAACCACCCCCCTAAGATTTTGTGCTGATACTTTTTAAAGTTTCTATGCTTTATAGTCTTAATACGCTCTAGGAAGCTCTGTGAGAGGTTATCTTCATTGTCTAGGTATGTACTATGGATATAGCATACATTGCCTCTAACACCGTTAAAACCTGCTGAAACTCCTTTGTCTTCAAAAAAGCGTTTGTATATCCAATGCTCTTTAGTTACAGGATTAAGTATAAGTATAATTCTATTTTGTATTCCTTTTTCTCTAATACTTAAATCAATAGTATCAAATATATCCTCGTCTATTAATTCTTCTGCTTCATCAAGCACCCAAGTTGAAATTCCTTGTAAAGACTTTAGACTAGCCGTTTGGTTTCCTGCTGATGTCTTAATACCTCTAAATAGAATGTCTGACTTGTTTCCTAAATTAACTACTTCGGCTTTATTTACACTAAAGATGTTTTCAAAACCTAACAGACTTATCTTTTCTAAGAACTCAGGAATAATAGACAGGTGAGCTGATACCATTGTAAATCTTGTAAACAATACTCTTATATTCTTAGACATAGTAAGTAAAGTCAAAAAGACTGTAACAGCAAAAGACTTCCCTGAACCCCTACCACCTGTTATAATAAAGTATCTAGCGTCAGACTTAAATAGAGGGTTATATTTATTACTCAGTATCAGTTTCTACAAATGTTATTAAAGGCATATTAATACTATCATCATTTGTTGTAACATCTACCCTTTGTTGAGGTTTACCATAAAAGTATTCAAAGAACAGTTTAACCGCCCATTGTTCTTTTTTATCAATACCATTTTCTAAAGACTTCAAAGCCTTCTCGTTCATTGGTGTTAAGTTCTCTATTAACTTTTGTTCTGCTGCTTTGCTTTTGCGTCCTGCACCTTTTCTAGCTCCACCGTTGTTTATTCGTTTATCCATAATTGAAATAGATTGATTATTCAATCCTATATTATATAATAGAAATTACTCGTATTCATTTGGAAGCATAAGTCTTATACCTAAGTCAGTTAAAGCCCATACTCTTATTTGTTCTGTGTATTGCTCAAACGCTTTAGTGTTTAAAGCTGTTGTACTTCCTATTTTATTTATTGCTATTTGGTTATCATTAAAACTTATCATTTCATATTCAGATAAAAACTTAGCTCTTAAAGCATCGTGCATTTCATTAGGGAAATATCCTAGTTCTTCTGCTAGTCCTTGTACGATACATTTCCAATAGTAACTGTTCTGCATATTGCTTCTTGTGTTTCTTTGTTTCTTTACACTTACTATGTAGTCGTTCTCTAATTCTTTAAGGTAACTGAATAGGCTTTGCTTGTCTCTCTTGTCTTTTATTACAAACTTCATAGACTAGCCATTCTTCTAGCAAAACTGTTTTCTAGTTTATCTTTTAAGTGCTTAGTCATTATGTTTCTTATCCTTCTGTGTGATACATTAAAGATTTCTTCCATTTCTTTAGATGTATTTGCTTCAGGGTTATTGTAAAAATATTCAATAACTTTATTTTCTAATACCTTTGGTTCTTTTACTATTCTTTTATTTTTCATTTAGTAGTCTTCATTTATTCCTCTTGTTCCTATTAGTTTCTCTTTTGCTCCTGCCCATAGCTTATCCCTTTGTTTACTTAAACTAGGTTCTGTTCTTTTAAGAGTAGGCATACCGTCAGTTGGTTTGCTATCCATATACTTACCACAACTGCATAGTGCTTCTTTAGTTACCCATTTACCATCTCTTAGGACTATTGTAGCCTTTCCTATTTCCATTGTCTTACCACATTCGCAACTATATAGTGTCATTGTGTATTCTTTCTAATTCAAAGTGTAAATGGTTTATTGCTTTTCTAATATCTTCAACTCCTCCGTCATTATGTTTGTTCTTACTTCTCAAAAGGTAAGTTACTGCTGTTCCGATATTGTAAGTTAAATCAAAGTTGCTTACTACATCTTTAGCCATATAGCCGTTCTTTCCTTTATAATATTCAGGTATTTTATTATCTTTCATTTATTCTATCGTTTTCTAGTCCTCCTGTTAATGTTTCTACTTTATCAATTCTGTACTTTATCTTGTTGTTTCTTTTGGATCTAATCCTGCTTTCTATTATACTCATTAACGTAAGTACAAAAATTACAAATAATAAAAAGCACCCTATTAGTTTTAATGTCATCATTTGCTTAAAAGTTTTAAAAGTTGGTGCGGTGTATATATTCTACTATCTCCATCATAATTATCATATATCATTGTAAAGTTGTCATTCTCCCAAGTCCAAAGACTTTTGACATTCTTTTTAATATGGTTTTTTAATATCCATTTAATTGTTTTGTAAGTTCTTTTCATATCTATTGTTTTAAGTATTGTCTTATTCTGCTTTCACTTAACTTATACTTCTTAGCAAGTTCCTTTACGCTTTTACCTTTACTATATAAATACTGACAATGTTTAGCCCTTCCTAAAATCTCATCACTTTTTATGTCTGTCCATTTATTATCTTTACTGTTGTAATTTTTCATCTTGTTTAAGTTTTAAATACGCTAAGGGTTCAGAAAAAAATAAGAAAATAACCGCATTTTTATTTAAGTTAAGTTTAGCCCTTAGCATATTCATTATATAGTTTTTTTATTCCATCAAAGCAAGTTGATATACAAGAACCACAATTCGTTCTAGGACTGTAGTTAGTATTGTATATTGTATTATAAGTTTCAATCATTCTTTTTTTAGCTGCTTGGTCTTTTGCTCTACCTGTTTTTAAGTCTTTCCACATATCTAAAATCTCATCTACTATTTCCTGTGGTAAAGTTTCAGGAGCTTCTATCTCAGTTGTCTTTTCCCATTTCTTTTGACTGCATCCCATTGGTGCAAGTCTAGCTTTTATCTTCATAAAACATCCGCAGTCTTTGCAAGTTCCTGTAGGTTTAAAATAATATACACAATCCCTACAGATAGCTATTCTATCTTCATAGACTTCATTAGGTACAAAAAACTTATTCATTCAACTCCTTTTTAAGTATCTCTCTTACTTTATCTATTGTAGTAAAAAGACTGTTTCTGCTTATTCCTGTCTTACTCGCTAGACTATCTAAAGTTTCACCTGAGTAGTAAAGCTCAAATACTTTTTTATCGTACCAACTTTGTTTATCTAAAACTTTGTCTATTTCTTCTAGCTTAGTCCATTTGTATTCTTCTATTACTTCAGGTATATTATATATACTTCTAGTGTGTCCTTCAGTAACATTTGTATCATAATAGTTATGTATATGCGTGTAGTATTTATTATACTTATAATAAAATGGACTTCTTGCACTTGTTAAAGCTCTTCTTAATATTATTGCACCGTATCTAATTAACCCTTCTTGTCCGTCTTTTTCATAAATACCTTTAAGTGTTTCAGGGTTCATCTGTAAGTAGTAAAGCATAAGCTCCTGTACACTGTCATTGATAGCTTCTTCATCTTGCGTAAGTCCGTAACACATTTCTCTAAACTTAGAACTCAGATTTGATATTTCCTGATAGATTTTATTCATACTCTACTTTTAGGTTGTCAATCTTATTTGCAACCTCGTGTACTAATTCCTCTAAAATTACTCTATAACTTCTGATGATAGTTGAGTTTCCTTTAGTTTCTACACCTGCTAAAAAACCATTTGTCGCTACTGATAAGTTGATAGGTATAATCATTAACCAATCATAAAAGTTATTTCCTTTCGCTTTTGTTCCGTATTCATTATGATATTCTACAACAGTATCTACTACGTCTAAATAATTATTGTATTTTGATTTTGTGCTTACGTCTTTTGAGAACTCCTTACACATCATTAAATAGGTTTCAATTATTTGCTTGTGCTGCTCACTTGCATAAATCGGTTCTATCATACGCCAAAGATAAAAAAATTGTTACTCAATTCCTTTTTCTTTTTTTAACTTATCAACAAGTGATTTGTAATAACTTATCTTTTCTTCATATTCAACACGACTTATCTTTAAAGTTGTTCTAGCTAAGTATTGTAATTCTTCAGCTTTGCCTTCTCCATACTTCCCATCTAAAGCAAGACTGAATTTGTACTGTTCACCCCAAGCATAGACATTGCACTTAACACATTGTACTTGACAATTCTCCTCATCAAATCTTGTAGACAAATGTTTCCTGCTTTGAAAGTGTCCGTTTTGCATACCATCTTTATAGTGTCTGACTATTCCACAAGTAAAGCATTGACACATTCCGTATTCGTTAGCTTCCCTAAGTCTTATGTAAAGACTGAACCACTTGTCAAGTTCCTTTTTTAATTTACTGACTGTCTTTTTCATATTTTAATTTGCTTTACAGAAGCAATCACTTTCTTTGTCTAGTGTTGCATCAAAAAGTCCTGCTTGAGTTTTACTTAATTCATATTGATCTTGTATAGTTCTAAAAGGGTGTTGTGCTTTTTCAATTAATTGTTCAATACTTAAATTTGTTCTTAAATCAAATCTAGGTATTTTTTCGGTTGTGTACTTATTTTCCATATCTAACCACCATTCAGCAATACTAGGGTTTTCTTTTATTAGTGTTAGTCTTTTTCTTACTGACTTTTTAAAACACAAATCACAATTTCCTTCATAATCTTTAAGTTGCAAATCAAAACATTGTCTATCCCACCAATCACGAATGAACATAGCATCTACTTTTAAATCATCACACAAAGGGTATATAACATTTTGTTCTTCTGCAAAGTTGCTTTTACGGTGTCTTTCATCAAACCTTATACCCATAGCAGTAACCACTTCATCAAAACCTAAATCTTTTACATATTTATTTATTGGTGATAACTTTAATTCTCTTGTACAATTACTTGCAAAATTATTTGGCATAGCATATTTATCTAACATATCCTTAAACGGCTCACCATTTCTACTTGCAGTTTTAAAATCAACAACCTTATAAGTAGTGCCAACACCTCTTTCTTTATTTACTACCGCTTCTAACCATACTAAGTTTAAGTTAAATTCTTTGTCGCATTTATCTAAGAACTCTAAAGTTTCTTCTTTTTCTTTTCCTGTATTTGCGAATATAAAAACTTTCTGATAATCTTTGTATTTTGGCATTTCCTGTAATAATCTACCCATAAAAGCAGAAGTTCGTCCACCACTAAAAGTGCATACTAATAATTTTTTATTCATAATTTTATTAGGTTTTTAATTAATACTTTTATCAGCATTTCTTGGTCAAAGGTGCTTCCTTCTCTTACTGCTCTACCGCCATAATAAAAGATACCCTTCAAGTTGTTTATTCTTTCATAGACAATAGCATTATTAAAAGCCCATATAATTGCTACAGGTTTGCCGCTATTGACTTGAAGCTGTTGAGCTCTGACTATTTTACGCATTGCTACAATAACATCTTGTCCGTCCTCTATATTCTTATGAACTCCTTTTACTTCAGCAAACCCTGTTATCTTTCCTTTGTTATAAAGTACTGCATCAATGTGAGCATATTCTTGATGTGATCCATAAGTCAAATTAAAGTGTTTACAGAATTGTTTTAAGGCTTTGTTCTGTCTTTCTCTATGTGCTTTTCTTTCAAATTTCATAAAGACAATAATATTTCTTTACATAATTCATAAGGTACTATACTTCTTTCAAAATTATCTTTTTTACCCTGTGTGCCTTTACCTAAAGCTCCACTCTCTTTTTTAGCTGCATATCCTCTTGGTTGTTTATCGTGATGACATTTGACATTTCCATTAAAACATTCTTGTCTAGATTGCCAACCTTCTGTATTAAATAAAGAATAAATATGATTGCTCCAAATGTCAGTGGGTTTAGCTGAAGTATCACCATAACGACAATACCATACTGTAGTTCTAGGAATACCTTTCATAAAAAACATCTTACGCATATATCCTCTAGGGTTTTCAATAAAATATTTGCAATCAAATTCTTTAATTAACTTTAATGTATTTATAACCAATCTATCACTTTTTGCAGCAAATTCTGTTTTAGGTTTACCCATATCTCTATGATGTCCGATTGCTGCAATAGAATAAGTTGTACAGGGTGGTGAAGCCCAAATTACATCAGGAATAAAAGGTATGTCTTTTTTAGTTAAAAATTCAATATCCTTTACTAGATTTATACCTTCAAAATTATTTATATCAACTGAAAATACTTCATAGCCTAATTCATCAGCTACCTTCCCTATTGACCTACTGCCTGCAAATAATTCCAATACTTTCATATTTCATCTTCAAACTTAGTACAAAAATAAGCTTCTAAAATACAAAGTACAATTATTAATCCCCATACGATTGTTAATATCTTCATTTTAATAAAGGTAATTTTCTACACATTCATATATAAAACCAAAATCTTCATTTATTTCTTCTAACTGTTTATCTGTCATAGGAATTCCGTCATAATCAGCACCTGATATAAAAGCGTCTGTAAAGTCAGGGTAATCCCATGGATGAACATCTTCCATCTCAATATTATCAATTTTGCTGTAGTCCATTTTTAATATTTCTTCTATTACTTTATCTACTTCTTCAATGTTTGATAGTTCGTGTTTTTTCATTTTAATAGTTTTAAAGGTTCTTGATACCATAAGGTCTTTCCTTTTGGCTTTCCTAATGTGTGTACTTCATAGTAGGCATTGTCGCACATCTCTTTCATTTTATATGTCCACTTGTAAAAAGTTCTGATATTTAAAAAAGGTTCATCTTTACCAAATCTTACTCCATAGTGAAAGGCGTCGGTCACTTGGTTAAAGCTCATATTGCCAAAACGCTTTTCTTTTATTAAGTCTGCTGCAAATATCTTACTTAGACTTGCCATAGTTTGAGGGTCTGTTTTGTGTCCTATTTCAACTGCTGTCTTTGCAACTAAGTCTAAAACTTTTTCAGTCAGCTCTTTTAAGTTTTCTTGTTTTAATGGTTTCATAATAATTTTTTTGCTTCTTGCCAAGCATTAATTTGTGCGTCTAATTTAGACATTGTTTTTGTTTTAGGTTTATCCCATTTCTTTTGATTGTTCGCCCAAGTCTTCAGTCTTCTTTTTGTTTCCCAAGTTTTGTTTAATTCATATTTCATTTTGGTATTAGACTTGTTAGGTTCTGTCCAATAATCTATAAAGCCATTTAAAATACTTTCATCATAATCAAAAGTTAAAACCTCAAAAACAAATTTATCTCTCCTATTAGATATAGTATTATTAGTTATTTTTATTTCTTTATTCTTATTAATAGTTGTTAAGTTTGTTTCTGACAAGTCATTAAGTTTCTTAAC